CACCAAGATGCATCATCCAAAATGGTATCTTTCTCTCTGGATGTCCTGGTGGATATGATCCATGACCATACTCCCACTTGGGTTGTTTCAACTTCTCTAGTATCAGTTTAAAATCTCTAGCAGAGAAGAAGTTATCATATCGTATAATATCATTCATTTTTCTAACCAACACACAAATACATCTCTGCGTCCTGATGTAACCTCATTCACTCGATGAATTAAATTACCAGGATATATAATCGCTTTGCCTTTGTTTAATTTGACTGGTATGGCATCATCAATTACTAACTCTCCCCCATCATAATCATCGGAAAGAAAACATGTCATACTATAATCTGACTTGACACCACCACATACAACAGCATCATAGTGATCTTCATACATGCCACCAATACCATACTTAACAAAATATACCTGAGATATTGCTGATATCTTTACAGGTAAATCTGCTCTTGATATAATATCACGACAATAATTATTCATATCAGTATGTCCTGGTCCATCAAAGACTGTCTGACAGACCTTGAGTGAACCAGGATTACTTATTCTACCGTCTCTAAATGTTAGATGCTTGAAATAAAGATTGATGTATTCAAGTTGCTCATCATTTAGTAAATCAATCTCATGTATCATTCACTTATCTCAGAGTCATAAACATAGAATCTATCCCAATCCTCAGGAATTCTTTCATCAACCTTGAGGAGAGTCATCATGTCCTTCATCTTAGCATTGATCTTTCTGTTTAGCAACTTATGCTTCTGTGCTAACATGAACATGCTATCTTCTCTGTTCTTCATGAAGTCAGTAGATGCCTCAGCATCATGCTTGACCCACTGATTAGTATCATTCTCATCCATATATGCAGGAGCAGGTGTTACACCATCCTCTAGCATTTCATTAGGATACAATTTTCTATACTTAGAGGGATCGACAGGCCATAGTAGTTCGTAAGTATATTTGAAGTATGCAAGTCCAGATCCACCAAATCTATCATCTTTTGGACTAACAAGACTTTGCTCACGAATCCATGCTCTCCACTGAGTCCACCTCGCTTTTTCACCATCATAACTTTCAGTAATATCAGGGAGAACACGCCAGTCAGACATGCTTAGCATTTCATTCTTTTGTCTTTTGAGTTTATACCATCTTTGCTCAAAGAATGCTGCTTCTTTGTCAATTTCACCAACTTTCTTCTCGATCTCAATGTTCTTGACTTCATTGTTAACTTGAAAGAAAGTTTGAAGTTGCTCATAAAATGCCTGTGCTTGTTCTTTTGTAGCACCAGTGAACGAATATGTTTTATAGTATGATGACTCTGTTTTAAAATCATACTGACGTTTTTGTCGTTGACAGAAATATCTTCCATCATCAAAGAACTGGAAAAAATCTAGTTTATCATTATCAGAATGCCAGAAAACATCTACTGCAGTAGTTAAGAATGATGTTAACAGTTCATCATCCAAATTTGTTTTCTTATTAGCACGAGGCGCATATGCTCCACTGGTATAAGTTTCAACCTCAGTGTTTGCGGTTATCATTTTGTTGACAAAATCAACTTCTATAAGAATTTTCCTTAGTTCCATGGGAGTCTAGCGGTTTTTAATGTACCATCCTGTCACGATATATTTATCTGTAGTCAGTGCCGTGTTACCTTTGTGGGTGTGAGTGAAACCCGCTGGCCAAATTACAACTGTGCCTGCAGTGGGTTTGATTCTGCGTCTTTGGTAAAGAAACTCAGTCTCTGCTTCACCATCTGGCATATCATTTAGGTAAATCATCCAAACTAATTCTCTATGAGAATGTCCTAAGTCTGCATTTTCATGATGCCACAAATGATAACCACCTCCAGGTGGTGTCTTCTGCACTTTAATATCTGTTGATACTAGTCCAGTATTCTTTAGTGCTTGATACTCGTAGATATAATGTTTAACACAGCACTGAAGAATAGAGTTGATCTTGTTAGTAAGTTCTCTATTAGAGTAGTTCATCATAAACGCAAAGTCTTTGCGGTTCAACTCACCACCATACTGTAGTGCAGAATTATATGGAATCTCTTCTTTATTATATTCAACAGAGTCTACATCTGGATTGTGTAGACAGGCACTATCAACTACATGATTGCAGTATTTGATTATCTCATCACAAACTGGTTTGGGCATAAAGTTTTCCCACACACCAATATAGTCATCAAATTCAACCTTTGTAATTCTCTCATCCAGCATCAACTCAAGTGGTCTATAATTTGGAACATTATTATCTGGTGTCATAATCAATATGCTTTGATAACGTATTTAGTCTTGTGGAATGGGTTGATAATTGGGACTTGACGTTGTGGTCTCATCTCAACGTCAGGGAAAGGTCTAGTAAAACTAGATGAGTATTTAAATGAACCCTCAGTCATATCCATAAAGATGTCGCTCTGAGTAAAGTTAACTTGAATCTGTGCTGCAGCACCACCTGTACCAGCATCAGAAACATTAGCAATCTGAAGAATTCTATTAGCACTGCCATCAAATGAATCATTCCAGAATGTAGTGGTTAGTTGTTCACCAGCAGCATAACCTGAACCAGGATCTAGAATCTGATCAATGCGTATTCTAGTATCATTTGCAGCACTACCACCAGATCCAGAAGGCCATGCTTGATATGTAATTCTCAAGCGCATACCAGAACCACTGCCAGACGCACCATCAGCATAAATCATATCTTCATCTCTTGTTTCTTCATCAGTAGGATCAGTCCAATAAGATGCACCTGCTACTCTATATGACCACTCTCCAGTTCCTGCTGGGAAGTATTCACCAGTTCCGCCATCACCGCCGCCGCCGCCAGTTGGATCCTGAGCTCCATTGAGAACATATCTATCAGACCAACGCAAATTAAATGTCAACAATGCTCCATCAACACCACCACCAAGACCAGATCCATATGGTGAGACATTACTTCCTTCATCATTAAAGTTACCACCAGTAAAGTCAGCATTAAGATTACCAACAGGATTTTCAGTAATTAAATGTCTATGTGTTAATGTCTCATTTCCAGAGGCAGTAGACAGATAACTATCAATTCTAAATGTTGCTGGTTGTGTATCAAAGACACCTGCTACATGTCGATTACTACCAGCTGCGTCAGCTCTATACTGTAAGGTAGCACTGCTCAAGGCAGAAACAGGAGAAATCCACCAAGTTAAGAAGTCAATGTCAAACTGAGCATCATCACTATCAGAACCGAAGTCAGTTGAACCATTAGTTGGAATCTCTTCGTTAACAGGATATGAGTTAGGGAAGTTCTGTCTTACCCACGTATCAAAATCTGTGGTACTACCAAAATATTTCTGCCACTCAACCTTGAAGTTTCCTAGTGAGTTCAACCAAGATGACCATTCAGTATATACTTCTTCTTGACTTTCTGCACCCCTTTCAGTTCTGCTATATTCAGCATTTGTACCAAACATTGACCTACCTTGTGGTTGTCCCCAAGGAATGCTAGCATCACCACCATCACCCTCAACAACTGCTGAGAAATATGCATGACTGTGTTGTGGTGCCTGAACTGTGATTGAATTCATAGGACCAATTTGTGCTGTTACAAATCCAGTCGGATTAACAGTAAAGGTAACATTGTCCTCAATAGTATCTAATCCTTGCAGTCTAACAGTGCCAAGTGAGAAGAAATCACTATCCAATGATCCAGCTGAACCAGGAGCACCCTGAACTTGATCAATTGGATTAGATCCACGAGAACCAACTTTGTTAAAATACCAGTATCCACCTACTGCTCCAGGATCATTGATAGACAGACTAGATCCTGGTTCAATTGGAAGGAATGCAGAGTTTCCTCTTTGATTATTAACTATACCAACACCACATAGTCTTCTATTTCTATAATCAGGAACATTGAATGATCCACTATATGTTTTCGTAAGTTCATCATATTGACCATCACCGCCATATTGATTACCAATAGCAGTCCACAATGCCCAATACTGTGCTGTATCTAAAGATCTACCATCACATACAATGAAACCAGGATATCTATCATTAACACCACCATCTAAATCACCATAGTCATCAACACCCTCTTTCAAGATTGGCAAGATTGTTCCTAATGAGTATCCATCAAACTTATTAGTTTTCTTACTGTACCATGTACCTAAGTTTGTTGCTGGTGGTGGAACAACAGCATAAGTTGTAACTGTCCATGTAAACTCAGCGGTACTGCTAGGACCAGTTCCTACTCGAATATTTGCATATTCTGGTGTATTCAGATTCGTTGATGTCTGAACAACAATGTAGAATGAACTATTTACAGAAGGATCAAATGTTCTAGGACCAAGGATAGGAGTGTCAAAGTCAATTGAGATCAATGCATCATATCCAATTCCAACTGGCGAAGGAGCGTTAAAAGCCTGAGCTTCGATAGTAATTGGTCTATTGATTCCTGATACAGCAACAGGAGCACTTGCGACAAATGTTCCAGGAACTTGATTGTTTTTATTTGCTGGTGGTGTGAAACTCGCATCCGTATCTGGACCAGAACTCGTTTGAACCTGCCAAGTATCAATATCTCTATCACCAACCCTAATCTGTAAGTTCTTAGTTGTTGAGAAGGTAGAGGCAGTTTGTAGGTAAATGGTTAACTTATCACCATTCTGTACTTGTGTTGGGAATACACCAACAGATCCATCATTAACTTTAACACGAACGAGACTTGAATCAGTGGAGATTACCTCAACAGGCACAGAAACTCCAGTACCTAGACCAGAAATACCTGCTGCTGGTTGTTGATCAGATGGTTGTAAGAAGTCTTCAATAGCATCAGGTACATTCTGGAAGCTAAAGAAATTAGGATTGGTTGATGGATTTTGACCAGTTGATACAGTCCAGGTATCACCATTTTGAGTATCTCCAATAGAAAGACTGGTAGATGTTGGTGTTACTGGAAATGCACTAGTAAGAATTCTGAGTTGCAAATACGTATCATTTGGAATTGTTCCATTTTGTACCCAGTTTGCACCATCCAACACTTCATATCCATCTGCATTGGTTGTAGTAGTATTTGTAGAACTTGATGCCCATTCACCTGGGGATGATGTTGTTACAATAGCATCAGCAATTAGACCTTGGACTCTAATAACTTCACTATAAACATATGAGTTTGTTGGTTTACCTGTAAGATCGGTAAAATCTGGGAATGGGTTAGGTTCATTAGCATCACCTGCTTTAGTTAAGATTTCCCATCTTTCGTTTGATGTACCAATAACAAGTGTTAAACGTGTATATTGTACAATAAATGGTGATGATCTTGCACGTACCTGAATTTTTGCACCATTTTCTACAACCTGTGTGCCATCACCTTGAATCCATCCAGTATCCCATGTACCATCACCATTATAATCAAGACGCATAGCATATACATCAATTCCACCTGCTAAATTACAACCAAGTGCAACAGATGCTTGTGTAGTAGGTGTTAATCCACTTACAGTAATAATAGATTCACCAGCGCGAGCTCCATCACCATAGGTATACAAAGTGTCAAGTTCTGCCTCAGGAATATTATTAAAGGGGAATGGATCGGGTGTAAAGTCCTCAGGGATTGTGATAATCGCCCAGTATTGAACTAGATCACCAATCGTGATAGTAATTGTATTTCTGGTATCCCACTGATTAGGAGCTTTAAACCTAAACTGTACGTAATCACCTTCCGATACGTAAAGTGGTTCATCATTATCTGCAAACGAATATGTCATTCCTTTTAGTTATGATCCCAGTCCTATTATTTATTGACTCTAGATCTGTCTAACGTCTTCCCAATTATCATTCTTGTTGATGTCAACTTTGATTGGATCACTTGCCTTAATTTCAACAGGAATATCGATATCATCGATTAGATACATTTCAGATAAGATCTCAGTATCTGGAGTATATACTGGTTCTGCATCTTTCAAATTATCACCACTTTCTTCAATGTTTAAGTTTACAGGAGTCTGGTCAATATTAACTGATGTGTTGTCGAAGTCAGTGGCAGTTCCACCTGTTCCATTTGCAGTGATGACGAAATCTATTCTAAATGGACCAAAATCATTCCATGGTACAATAATTGGAACCGTTCCATCTCTCACAGTATCAGTATCAGGATCGCTTAGTTCAGCACTGGCAGCAGCAGATGGATTAATTGATGTTCCAGTTACACTCGTTCCGTCAAGATATTGATATGTTGGTACGATAGAAATACTATCATCAGCAAACTTCGTTTCATATTCGATGTTAAAATCTTGACCGTAATCAACCTGTGCTGGTACAGTTATAGATGCAGATGGAGGTTGTTTAACATAGATTGTTATACATGTCTCAGGAGATACTCCTCCTGGTCCAGAGGCAACAGCACAATATGTAAATGTATCCACTGGACATACTACAGCACTACTAGACAAGTTAGTATTATCAATGTCTCCAGTAGTCCAAGCAATTGAACTTCCATCACCTTGAACAGTCCATGAAATAGTAGTACACTCTCCAACTAAGAGAGTATCACCAGCACTAGAAGTTAGAGTAATTGTTGGTGGAACAAGCACCTCAATAGTTATTGTTCTACTAGTAATGCCTGCAGGTCCTTGTGCTGATAGAGTATATGTCGTATCATCTTCAGGATTTACAGTTACAGTTTTGACAAATTGATTGATATCACTAGTTGGTGATAAAACATCAGGAGTGACTTCAACATTGGTAGCATCACCAAATACAACCCAACTTAATGTGACTGGATCTCCAGCAACAATTTGGATATTTGAAGTATTACCATCAGAATCAGTTGCAGTGAAGTTAGCACTGGGAGGAAGGTATTGAATATGACCTTCAATGTATCTCTCACCAGATGCACTAAGACTCAATACAATCTCAATACCAGCATTAGCACATCTTGTTAAGAAATAATCATATGATGCTTGAACTGTTGAAAGAGTCATTGAACCAGAGACATCAATCCAGATAGAAACAATTGTTCCATATGGAAGACTCTGGAAATTACAGATAGTAAACCAATCAGATCTAGCACTAGAACTTCCATTGTCTCTATTAACACCAATAGGACCATATGCATATGCATCAGTGCTCCAGTTTGCTGGTAAATTAATATTATTTGGACCACCTGGGTCTAATAGATAAAAACTTCTATATGGGAATGCAGTTCTAAATCCTCTGCGACTATCTACATCACCACCACCAATGACAGGAGGATTTTGAGACCAGCAGTTGTTAAGAAGTCCCTGGTTATTAGAATATGCACTACCACTAGTTTCGTCAATAACTGACACACAGGTAACCAAAGAAGCAAGTTCTGCAAAAGTTACTTGTGTTTGTAATTCATATGTTGGTGGTTCATCTAAATTAGAACTAGGTTTAATATGATATACTCCTGATTCTGTTGGGAAAGAATTACCCTGAACTGCTGGCGGTGTCCCAATTTGTCTAATTTTGGTCCAGCTATCATTTGCATTCACATCGACGTTAACAGGATCACTTGCCTTAATTTCTACCTGAATATCAACACCATCTATCAAAATCATTTCTGATAGAACTTCAGTATCTGGAGTAGTTACAGGTTCTTGATCCTTTAAAAGATCTCCAGATTCTGGAATAGTGACATTGTCTGGAGTATCATCAACAATAATAGGAATTGTAAATGGTTGAGATATTGTGCCACCTTGACCAGTAGCAGTAATTACATATGTGACACTCAGTGGTCCTCTATCATTGTATACAATATTTGTATTGTATTCTCCACTGTATCCAGAATCAGGTCCAAATTCAGCTGAAGTTGCTGTATTTAAGTTTGCTACAGGATCTGTAGTTGTTCCGATATAATCATAATTATATGTCGCACTTATAGTAACACTGGTGTCTGCATAATCACCAGAATATTCAATTAATGCCTGTTCTCCATATATGATAGATGTAGGATAATCAACATTTAGTGTAGGTGGATAATAAACATATAAAATGACAGTAGCAAGTGGAGATAGTCCACCAAGACCACTAACATATGCACTATATGTTGTAGTTACAGATGGACTTACTGGTTCACTACTATCAAGATTAGTGTTTGTAATACCACCCTCAACCCAATAGATTGTATCAGCATCTCCTGTTGTAGTCCAACGTAAAGTTGTTGAACCATTAACAATAATAGAAGAACTATCTAGAGTTAAGTTTAGAACTGGAGGAATATAAACTGTAATGGGAACAGAAGCAGTATCAGTTGTTCCTCCTGGTCCATATGCAGTTAAAGTATAAGTTGTAGTAAAATCTGGAGTAATTGTCGCAGTTCCAGTAGGAACACTTACAGCACCAACCTGATTGCTAATTTCTGCACTAGAAGCATTAGTAATAGACCAAGTTAAAGTAGCATTTTGTCCCCTAATAATAGCAGTAGGACTTACCGTGAAAGTGGTAATTTCTGGAGATCCAATATCATATCTTACTCTTGCATATCCATTACCATAATTTGTTGTTCCTGAAGATCCTCCAACTGAGACGTAACTACTTCTA